ATTACAAAGACATATTCCCGGAAGTGCGTCTGGCTGCTGATAGTAAAGCGTCGGGACGATGGGACACGGCTAGCGGTGGAATGTACTATGCCGTTGGTGTTGGATCGAACTTGGCTGGACGCGGTGGTGATCTCGTAATCATTGACGATCCGCATTCGGAGCAGACGGCGATGTCTGCGAATGGTTTTGACGATGCGTGGGATTGGTACACCGGGGGCCCCCGACAGAGGCTCCAGCCGGGTGGGTCAATAGTTCTGGTTCAGACCCGGTGGTCCGAGAAGGACATGACGGGTCAGCTTCTCCGTGCAATGGCTAAAGATCCATTAGCCGATCAGTGGGAGGTTGTGGAGCTTCCAGCTATTTTTGAAGACGACACGCCGTGCTGGCCGGAGTTCTGGTCTCTTGATGATCTCACCGCGGTCCGCGCATCTATCCCGCCTAGCAAGTGGAATGCTCAGTACCAGCAGAACCCGACTGGTGAAGAGAATGCGATTATCAGGAGGGAATGGTGGAAGCGTTGGGACAAGTCGAACGTGCCCAACTTGGAGTTTGTGATCCAGAGTTATGACACGGCGTTTAGTAAGAGAGAAACGTCTGACTATTCTGCGATTACGACGTGGGGTGTATTTCATCCGGAAGAAGCTGGGGGTCCCCCGGCCTTGATACTTCTTGATAGTAAAAAGGGCCGTTGGGATTTTCCGGAGTTGAAGGAGGTAGCTCTGGAGCAGTATAAGTACTGGGACCCCGACACCGTCATCGTGGAGGCGAAGGCGTCTGGTTTGCCGTTGACGCATGAATTAAGAAATGTCGGAATACCCGTTGTTAACTTTACGCCGAGCAAAGGGAATGATAAGGTAACGCGAGTTCATTCTGTATCTCCGTTATTTGAGGCGGGTATGGTTTGGGCACCGGACGAGGTATTTGCAGACGAGTTGATTGAAGAGGTAGCTGCTTTTCCGAATGGTGAGTACGACGACTTAGTAGATAGTATGACCCAAGCGTTGATGCGTTACAGGCAGGGTAACTTCATACAGCTTCCGTCTGATGACTGGGATGAAGAAGATAATTACGCTAGGGTACACGCTTATTATTAGAGGGACAGCGGGCGCATGGGAAATTCTGTAGTAGATCTTGGGGCGGCAGCCGTTGACTATGTTAGTGATGTTGCATCCGATATAGGTGAGGGCATTGAGTCTTTCTATGACTACCTGACAGAGACCCCTAAAGCTTCTGCCGGTGGATATTACAGAAAGCTTGGTCCCGGTGCGAGGCAATACTTTTCGGGTCCCGGAGAGGATGACAGCCCCAGTATTTTGGATCGCATTGGTTTTGCAAATGGCGGTGACGTACAGTTGCAGGACGACGGGTCCCTTCCCGGTGTAGATGATTTACGGTTTATGACTCCTAAAGAAGTAGAAACAGGTTCGTACAATTATCTTCAAGATTTAGAAGACCGGTTAAGGTATCACGTATCTGAAGCTCAAAACCCCATTTCTACAGAAGATTCTTTGGGGATACCTGTGAAGCGTGGTATCGAAGACATGCGATACCACGAAGAAGAGGCTGAAATGCTCCGTGACGAAATTGAGCGTTTCAGGGATCGTCGTGCTAGAGCAGTTTTAAATTATCCTGAAAGTGAAACGAAACTCTATATGAAAGAGGGTCAAGAACCGTATGTGAAAGGGTTCCCTGACTCTATTGTTGAGGGTTACGCAGGCGGCGGAAATGTACCAGAGGGCATCATGTCCGTGGACCTTAGTATGGGAGCGGACACGACTGGTCCTGATACCATGCAGCCTATTCCGCAGTATCCGGGGATAGAGGGTTTTGACATATACAAGGATCTTGCTCCTGAACAGTTTGATCGTCGTAAGATACAGGATCAGCGTTTTAATGAGAGCAGGCAGTTTCAAAAAGGTCAGATGGTTCAACGCGATGACGCGGTTGGCGGCAAGTTATTGAAGCAGGCTGGTATTATGACGCCTGTAGATCAGGTGAAGCAGACGGTTGATCCGAAGGTGATGGATCAGATGTCACGGATCTTGGGGCGGGACATTGTCTGAGAAGAGAACAGGGCTACCGGTAGACCCGACCTCGTCACTGGTTTCTCAGATAGCGGCACCTTTTATACCGGTTGAGTATGAAACTGTACGACCGTATGAAGTCAAGTCTTCCGAAATAGATGACATGGGCGGTTACACCGCTTACCGCGAAGTACCCGGCGAGTATAGAATTACTGGTTTTGGGACTCCGCCGATAGTATCTGGAGGGATTGAATTATTTAAACAGTTCATGGATGACCCGGCAGAGACGGCAGGCGGTATCGCTTCGGCTGTTGGGACAGAGTTGAAAGAGTATCCAGCCCGTCAGCTTCGCACCGCACTAGCTGGTGGCGAGACACTTAACCCTGAAACAGGAGAAATTGAACGGTTTGATCCGTTTGCTGTACCGGCTACGGTGGCGGCGGGCACCGCAGTTAGTATAGCACGGACCGCGGACAAGTTTGGAGGCGGACCCGTTTTAGCTATTATGGGAGGCCGTAACTCGGCCTCCGGAGCTTCGCGGGAAAACATGGCTAAAGAGCTCCGCAGGATGGGCAAGTCTGAGGATGAAATATTTCGGGCAACACAGGTATATTTTGATAGCGATTTTTTGGGTGGGGATACTTCTGCCTTTCGACATGAGATACCCAATACAGAAAAGTCTACTCTGAAAACAGGTGATACAAGTTCTCCGGTAAGTAAGTACACAGGTGATTTCTTGTATACTAAAGACGGAAATTCGTTTGGTTTTAAACCGGATGTTCAAAGATATGAGTATGATCCAGACGCCGAGGATTTATTTTTAAATGACATGCCGGAAGCTGCAAGTTTTGCAGATGGAAAAAAAGATTATGGACGTGCGCCATTGCTGTCAGAGATGTTTGATTTTCCGGAGTTGTTTAAGGAATACCCCCAGCTTAAAGATGTTTACGTAGTAGGTGTGGAAATGCCTGATATGGTGGTGGGTGAAAAAACTAAGCAGCTTGGCGGTTTTTACATACATAGGGGAATTCGTGGGAGACCGACCATAGCTATGGCGCAAGCTACGAGTGCTCGTGATTTTCAATCTTCGTTATTGCACGAGATACAACACGCTGTTCAGGCGATTGAGCACACCCCCGGTGGAGGGGAGTTTCGGAGTATTTATGACGCGGTAAAAGACCGTCTGGGAGTAGAGGGTGATAGCGACTACGTAATGGAAAGAGCCGTAAATGCGTATGAAGCGCTATACGGAGAGGTAGAAGCACGGATTGTTCAAAAAAGGTTTTTAGATCCAGAGTTAAAAAAAGAAGTTCCTATTGCAACTCGTAAAAGAGAGGCCCCCGACGATGATTTAGTGGAAAATGAAAGAGACGCGGTGGACGCCTTAGAAGAAGCTATTCGTGAAGAGCTTGAATTTGGGGATGTTTCTTACGAAGATGTTTATCCAAACCAATTTAAAGAAGGCGGCATAGTAAGTCTGCTAGACGTAGCGCGGAACACGGGCCGCGGCCCTATGGGAGTTGCGTCCCTTTCGTCAACAGCTAGGAATATGAACCGGCCTATGGTAAGTTAGGCCAAAGGAGATAACACATGGCTCGTGAACCGATTGCCGGAATGATAGACAAGAACGTCCCGTCTCAGTTGGACATGGAGGACTTGGCGGCTGAAGTGGAGCTTGAGCTACCGGGCAGCATGGACGACAACGTCGTTGCTTTTGAGGGTGTTGCCGAGGGCATGGACATTGAGATGACCCCGGATGAGGACGGTGGTGTAACCATTGATTTTGATCCGCAGGACCAGCGCGGCAAGGGTGATGATTTCTACATGAACTTGGCCGAAGAGATACCGGATCGTGAGTTGTCCCGTATTGCTGGCGAGTTGATGTCTGAGTTTGATGCCAATAAATCTGGACGACAGGAGTGGGAAGATGCTTACGCCAACGGTTTGGAACTTCTTGGTTTCTCCTATGAGGAGAGAGCGCAGCCGTTCAGAGGAGCTTCCGGAGTTACGCACCCCTTGCTTGCAGAGGCTGCTACACAATTCCAAGCGCAGGCGTTTAACGAGTTGCTGCCAGCTTCGGGTCCCGTGCGAACTGCTGTCTTGGGAGCCGAAACAAGGGAAAAAGAGCAGCAGGCCATCCGCGTAAAGCAGTTTATGAACTACTACATCACCAACGTGATGGAGGAATACACCCCTGAACTTGACCAGATGTTGTTCTTTTTGCCTCTGGCGGGGTCTAC